CGAAGCCACAGACGTCTTCGCGGCTAGACTGATCATCTCGGTAGTCGCTGCGCGAAAATGCGACTGCCCTTTGTTCATACGGCGATTGATGCGCTTGACACCCTTCTTGCCATAACTTGCCCGATCCGTTATACGCTGTCTGGAAGTGTAATCAGCATTCGGCTTGTTAAGCTGCGCCTTACTGGGCTTGTCACGTTTCTTGCGGACGCCCCACTTCATGCCTTTGATGCCGAAGTGATAAAGTTCGTTTTCCATGTGATTTATCTCTTCTTTGACTTCTGGTTGCTTGAAAGGAGGGAACGGTATGCAACCTGATCGGCAATCCCCAGTCCGAGATTTGCAGATTGCATGCCAAGAGCGATCGTATTACTTAGACCTATCCATCGAAAACCTCCAGCGCTGTCGAGAATGGAGTTAACAGCCGCGTGTCCGAGTCCAATGAGAACGCTGTCCGCAATACGATTACCGGCCAGTGCTGCTCTCGATCGAACTCGACCATCTTTGTTAACGAAATTAGAGGTAGCCCTATCAGATCGTAGTTTAGAAACTGAGGCGTTCTTACGAAGGGTATCCGTCGAGATCTTGCGCTTCTTTCGGACACCCCACTTCATGCCTTTGACGCCGAAGTGATAGAGCTCATCGCTATGATTCATTGAAGTTCTCCAATTCTCTGGAAGCATGTTCTCGGCGTCAAGTTGCTTATCGGAAAAATCCACCATTTTGAATCTCCAATCAGTCGAAGAGGTCGCGATTGTTCTTGTATGCGACGAACGCGTCCATCATGGCCGCAACGGCGTCGATCTTGTCCTCGCGCTTAGCCTTGTACAGCTTCTTGTTGTTGTTCGTGTCCTGAAGGACGATGCAGTTACCCATGGTGAACGACATGAGTTCCTCGTCGAAGAGCAGACGACGATCCTCGGCCAGCTTCTTCAATTCGCCCAATGGAACGGATTCGGTCTTGGCACCCTGAATCACTTTCTCGATGCCGAACTCGCCGTAATCCATGGTATACCGCGCGACGAAGTCCTTGGCGTTGTACGGATCGTAACCGAGGCATCGCACATCATACTCCGACTCGGTGATGTACTTGTCGAGATCCTCATACACCTGCACCATATCGAGCACCGTACCATCCATGACGAACAACGATCCCTCGTTCAGGAAATTCTCGTACTTCTGACGAGCCGCCGAAGGAAGATGCTGCATGGTATAGGCTGAAATATAGTTCCTCGTCTTGACGCCGAATGTCTCGTCGGACAGGGGAAACAGGAACGTGAACGAGCAGAAGTCGTCGCCTTGGGACAGATCGGCACCGAGCGCACACGGCATGCCCCAGAAGTCCTTCTTCCGATGGGGAAGCGTCTCCTCGAAGGTGAAGAAGTAGGTGTAGCCCTCCATCGGGATGCCGAATCGCTTCGCCAGAATGTCATTGCGGGTGGCGGGAGCCTTCTCGGCGCGTTCGACGTCGAGCTGATAGGTTTCATAGGTAACCGTTTGCCCAAGATTGGGATTTGCCTTGATCCACATGTCCGGATTGGAGACTTCCTTGACATCGTCAAGCCGATAATAGAATATGGAGACATGAGGATTGACGTATTCTCCTTTGAGAATGTCCATCAACTCCATTTTGATGGTATCGCCGACCGAGTTTCGGACGGTGCCCTCGGAAGAGGTGGCCACGATGAGATAGTCGTCCAGCTTTGACGCGCCCTGTTCGATGGCGCCGATCACATCCTCGCGAATGTCACCGGACAACCATTCGTCAACGGTCGATACCTTGGGACGAAGGCCCTGGAGCTTGTCAATTGACATCGGACGAACCTTAAGAAGTGAACCTGTGAGGAAATTCTCCACACCCTTCTTGGTCGAGGCGAGCTTGGCCTGAGTAGATTTCGGTCCGTTACCGGGAAGCGAGCCTTCGGAAAGGAACTTGATGAGTGGACCGGGAGATCGAATGATTGCAGTACGGAATGGTATCATGGTTTCCTCGGCCTGCTTCATGGTCGGGGCCACAACGATCTGCGAAGTCGTCGATGTATCCATGATAAGGAAATACGCCTGGATGAATTCGGCGAACATGGTCTTGGCGGCGCCACGTGCGACGATCAAATATAGTTTATTGATCAGACGTTTGCAGATCCGACGATTCTCGTATCGACCCGGACCTCCATGAGGATTCGGAATATAGACCGATCGTTCGACGAAGTAGTACCAACCAAATATCTGCTCGCCCCAGAGCTTGAAACTATCGAGAAGATGAACCGGAGATCCGTCGGTCAGGGTGAGTTCCTTCTCGCAGAACTTAACCCATCCCTCGACCTTGTCGGCGTCATAGTAGATCCCTGGATTACGAATGAGATCGTCGATGCGGTTCATCTCCATCTCGATCTCATGGCATACCGGGATCTCTCCAGCCATGACCCTATCACGGAACTGACCGTAATACTTGGGGACAGCGGTGTTCGATAGGGTCATGATTCGCCTCCTTTATTCATTACAAGTTCTTTTTCATTGATGTCAGTCCGCCCCAAACATCGTCTTCGTCAGAAATTTGACCAACAACTTCGAATCCTTGCTTTTCATAAATATGTCTAGCATCTGGAGAAATTCCAGGAACTTCAAGAGTTAGCTGTTTCATTCCGGACTTTCTAGCATAATCTTCGGCCATTTTCATTGCGGCTTGCGCGTAGCCCTTTCCTCGATCATGCTTTTTAATTCCAAGCCATGTAATATTTAATGAAGTCGGAGATTCGTGGAATAGTTGAAGGTCTCCGATCTTCTTAGAATTCACATCGTATAGTTCCAAATTCTTAGTTGAGTCGATTTGTTTTTGCAAATTAATATTGTGTTTTGCAAGAAAATTTGAGATCGGATTAGCCGTTGACTGAATTCCTCGTATTGGAGCTCCGTTTTTAGTTTTCGATTCCAAAATAAGTCGTTGCTTTTTAAATCCACTTTTAGCAGATGATTGGCGTTTCTTACGAATGCCCCATTTCATGCCTTTGATGCCGTAGTGGTAAAGTTCATCAGTCATTGAAATATCCTTTCACCAGCTACGGAGCAACCCAAATATCACCGACTTGTCGTCGGTCCTGATTGATGCTGATAATGAGATCCAAGCCCGTTGGATCCGTAGGCGCGATTAACATCATTATGAAGGTCGAAGAAGCACAGTTGACCGATCTTCATTCCTGGAACTATGCGGATCGGATGATTGTTGAGGTTTTTAATCTCAAGCGTGATGTCACCGCTAAACCCCGGATCGATGAATCCGGCGGTGACATGGGTCGCAAGACCGAGACGGCCAAGCGACGACTTGCCTTCGAAGCGCGCGGCGATGTTCTTCGGGATCGTCACTCCCTCGTTTGTCGAACCAAGGATGAATTCATTTGGATCGAGAACGAAACCGTCATCGTTCATGGCGAAACAAATATACTCCAGATTATGGAGCGTACAATCCATGGCATTGATCTCACCACGACCGAAATATCGTACGATGCTCTTAGAGAGTGTGACGTCGTAACTGCATGGCTGAAGCTGGGACTCATCGAATGGCGTAATCATATGCCGGGTAATACAAAGATCTTTAATTTCGGTATCGCTAAGCATAGACCGTCCGATCTCTCATCTTCAGAATTTCATTATTGGACAATGTGCTCTCAGGATGTCGCTTGCGATAGTTTTCAACGAACTTTGTCTCATTGGATCGCTTAACAAGTTTCATCGCTCCTATGGAAGTCGCAAATGCGGCTCCAATAGGACCGTACTGGTTTGCCAATGTGTGAGCAGCGATCTTTCCCTGCTCTTTGGCGAACATGGAATCGATATGATCGTTCCCGAGCTTCGTGAATCCCTCGACATTGATCTTGTCGGTATCGAATACGATTAATGGATTCTTTGCAAAGTATCCGGAATTCTCTTTATCGTTCACATCGCGGATCGCACCATATCCGGCCTTCTTCATAGCCGAATAGAATTTATCATTGATCGGCTGTTGCTCCTTGGTATGAAGAACAAGCGTGGTGTTAAATGCCTTATAGGTATTATCGCCGATCTTTCCGGAATCAAGTTCCTGTTTAGCCTTACGCCAAAGTTTTCCTTGCTTCGTTGTAGGAGGAACCGCGGATGCCATCGCGTCTATGTTCTTCTTAAAAACATCGAAAGATTGCTTATCAGTGTCGAACATATTCTTAAGAACCTTTCGAGCGGATTCAGGGGAGGCAACATTAATATCTCCTGCGGCTCGCATGGCCTTACGATACACGGGTCCATTCGCGCCAAGTGTCTTGCCATAAAGACCTTCATACCGATCTTTGTCGTGCTTGTTGACGAAGCCATAAAACGCCCTATTGGTCGGTTCCGATCCGTTGTTCGTCAAACGACCGATCTCACTTCCCTTTTTGAATACCCGATCGGTGACTTTATCGTAATGCTTGTACGCAACATAGGCCGCTGCGGATGCTAAAGCAATACCTCCGGCAACCTTAAGGATTGTTTCTGTCTTAGCTCGATTATAAGCTTTGATCTCGGCCTCGTCCTTGGCGAACCCTTGATCGATGTATTTCTTTTCGAGATCCTGCTGACGCTTTGACTTTTTCTTCTGGTTTTCAAGTTTCAGTCGAGTCTTTGCATCTTCGAACTCTCGGCGAGAGTATTCGGCTTTAACCATGTTCGATGTCGTGGAATGCTTTTTGGCGGTCTTTCGATCAGACAGCATCTTATCGCGCTTCTTACCGAGCGAGGTAAGCGATCCATCTTCGTTCTGATACCTTCGAACACCCCACTTCATGCCTTTGACGCCGAAATGGTATAATTCATCGTCCATCAGATACCTCACCTTCTCCTGTGTTTCCGGAATACGAACGGAATGCCTCTAAAGCATTGTCCATGAGCTCCTGGAGCTGACCAGATTTGTTCAGCGCATCCTTCTTGGCCTGAAGCATAGCCGTCTCATACCTGATCTTCTCCTCTTCAAGCTTGTTTCGAGTCGAAGCGAGCTTGAGATAATGCACGATGACCTGAGATGAAGCCGTCCCCTCGCGAAGTTGCTGCTCGGCAAGGTTGACGGCGAGCGAAATCATCTGATTCTCGCGTTCCTCCGGATTGGAAGCGGGCGAGAACTGAGGGGAAGACGATCCATCGAGCTTCTTACGTCGCCCCATGAAAAATCGCCTCCAGTTCTGTAATGGTTTCAAAGAGTTCTGATGGGTTTGGTTCTCCAAAAGAGAGCACCGAATGGTTGTCCCTAATATCGAAAGGAGTTTCCTCCGGTTTTAACAACCGCCATGAGCGAGGAATTTTGCTTCGGACCCAAGCGGCGCTCCCATTTGAAGCCCCAAAACACGTGGTCTGGGTAATCGACTTCTCGAAAAATATCCCGTCGGGGAAAAATCGAGGAGGCGGGCGATGCGGGAGGGTGCCGGTTCGTCGCGACCCCTCCCCCTCCATCAAAATAATATGACTCCTTGGCTCAAATCATATTATTTTATCGACGAAGAGCGAGAGATCGCAACGAAATCGGTACTTTTTAGTTGAGTTTTCCCATTGGTGTAGGATCACTCTTCTTAATCTTTGCGTATTGACCGATCACATCGTACTTGATGATCTCGTCCATTGCAAACTCGTACTCACGATCTAGTTCGACATCAGTCATCGCATCAGCGACTGACATGACTCGTGCCAAATAGGAGCATGTGCAATAGTCCATACGCTGATCGTAGTCATACCATTGATCCCAATTGGTCCATGGATTGTATGGATTGTCAATCGTGGTAAGCAGATAGTCCTTGGTACTAGCCATTGTCTGCCACCTTAGTCTTGGTAGTCACATTACGCTTCAGTGTATCTATTGATACACCAAGCCTATCGGCCACTTCAGCCTGTGTGTAACCACGATTGAGCATGGATCTTGCCCTAGCAATGAGGGACGCTGACATAGTAACACCCTGTTTCGGAGTTGCTAATTGCTTAACTCTGTCAGGATCCGCGTTTTGCAGGATCTGCTGAAGGGTGTTCTTGCTGACGGCCCTATGCTGAACGGCTTCCCATTCCTTATCAGTGATGTCGACCAATTGCTTCTTGGCGCCCACTGCAATACGGGCCTCATTAAGGCACCTGTTGGAAAGCTTTTTCAGATCATCCTTTTCATATTCTGGATGAGCCGCCTTCTTGGCTTCGTACAAATTGTCCGAAAGAAGCTCGGCTTTTCGTTCCAGAGGAGCGTTTTTAAGAGCCGTATTGAGTTTGGCTTTCAAGGAACTGACCTCTGACGAATATGTTTTCGCAGCTTGGGGATCGTACTTGAACGAACCGGAATTCAAATACGATTTTCGGGCTTGGTTTGCTAGGGACTTCAGAGAATTTGCATAGTTAGCATAAACGCCTTCCATCGCCGTTCCGGACGAAAGTTCGTAGGCATCCTTGGCTAGGTCCATCTTCACCGTTACCGATTCGGCTGGGACTTTCTTCCAAGAAATAACCTTTCCGTCCTTGTCCTTCTTAGCGGGAACGACCTTCTCTCGACCGGTTTCGACGTAGACTTTCTCACCTGTTTTAGGATCAATCCATCCGCCTTCCTTGGCCGAACGAAGCTTGCGTTCAGGAATGCGTTCGGTAGACGTGGATCTGGAAATAAGAGTGGATGCTCCACCATATTTTCCGTTTCCTCGGCTCTGCCACTTCTGCTTGAGAAGATCGATCTGATTGTCACGTTCGGACTGTTTCCAGTTCAGCTCGTGCTTCTCAGCATCGATGACGACCATCGAATGGCGGACCGCCTTCTCAATATCCTCCCAAGGAGCACCCTTGATGGTCATGTCTGTAATAAGGTTGGAGACGATGCCCATCTCTCTTCCCTTTTCACGCTTCGTCATGACTCGCATGCCTTCATACTTAGGATATGCAGTCTTGGGATCGAAGTTCTTCAGACCTTCAAGAGCGGATCGAGTCTTGATCTCACCTCGGTTGTTTGGAATAACCAGAACGTTATCGCCATCAAAATCAGCGCCAGAGAGTCGTTCGGCCACCTTGGAATTGATACCGACACAATCCTTGGATCCGCTAAGAGCCGCCCGGGCTTCCTTGTTGTTATTGTTGACCGTGAGCTCAGGAATTTCGAACTTTCCACCATGTGGGAAGCGAATAAGAATCACCTTCTCGCCAGGTCTGAAGTTCGGAGCGTAGATCTCATTGTCCTTCAAGGAAGGGATCGGTAAAATAACCTGAGTCCTCTGACGAGGCATGGCTGCGGCCTTCATATGAATTGCCGCTGAATCGCACTCATCGGAAAATGACTTGAGCAGATTGGCTTTGACCACGGGATTCTCCAAAGCCATGATCTCATCGTAGTCTTGCTTACGACGATCAAGGTCGATACCGAGCTGACGCTTGGCCAAGGAAATATCCTGCTTAGATAGCATCTGCGAAGGAAGACTTCGAGACCAATCATCCCAATCGCCTTCGTCATTGACCTTGTTGACCAACGACTGCTTCTTCTTTCCGGTCTTGGGATCATCGTACTCATATTGGCCCTTGATGGGATCGATGGTGGCACCGAATGGATTGCTCCAATCGACATCGCCTTTGGTTCCATCCGGGTTAGTAACTCGTTTGAGCGGCTTCAATACCGAATTATCGCCGGTTCCCTCGATCGGGGTTCCCCGTTTCTTGTTCGTGTTGAATATGATGTCTACACCATCCGGGAACTGATCCGGATCACCGTACATGGCCATACCTTTTAGGTAATGGCTGTTGTCAACGTTGATTCGGACCTGGGCATAGTGGGATCCACCAAGTTCGAGATCTGCCGCTCCCGGACGAATAAGCATAACGCCATCACGTTCGGTTCCTCCGTCCTCGGCGTACACAACACCAAGACGCTTAGAATCGAGGGATACTGGCTTCTTGATTCCAACGCCACCTTCGTGAGGCTCGTCGAGGGACATACCGATGTTCTTGATCTTACTTCGGTCATTGACCAAATCTCGAACAGTCACACCAGGAGCGGCAAGGACCTTGACCGTGGTGTGATTCGGACCGCCCATCTTGGTGTAAATATAATGGGTGGTGTAGCCTTCCTCCTCAAGCATGGCCACGGCAACCTTGAGTTTGTCCTGAGAATATCCCAGATATTGCTCAACGCCTTTGCCGATGTCGACGGCTCCGTCTTTACCAATGGTCTCTTTGAGATTATTGGCGATAATGGTCGACGCATTGGCTCGAGCACGACTCGAAGGATTGAGAAGGGATCGAACCGTGGATTCGTTCACACCCATGATCTCGCCGATCTTGGTGTTGGAATATCCCTTCTGCTTGAGCTCATAGGCGCGATGCTGACGCTGGGCAAGCTGCTCGTTATAGGCAATGGTCCTACGAGCACGAAGCTTCGTTGTCGTGATCCCCATGGAATCGGAGATCTCTTTCTCGGTGAGACCGGAATTCTTGAGATCTAAATATCGCTTGTAGAAGTCCTCGTGCTGGTAAGGGTCCTCACCAGATCCATAAGGGTACCTTCCGGAACGGCGCTTGACGCCGATGTGGGACAACGAGTTAGACTCGTCTTCCATCAACACGACCATGACGTTGCCTTTCCTGAAAATATCATCACCACTGCTCCGATTCCTCGGCACGCAGTTTGTTGATCAGTTGATCAAAGTGCTGGATTCGATCCATGATGTGGGCGATCTCATCCGGGCTGACCTCTTCGTAAATATCAGCGTTCGGTCCAAGCTTGATGTACTTAGGATCGGCGTTGGTGGCGATCTTGATGTGATCGTTCTGATAGAGACGAAGGTCGAACTGAAGGTTCATCGGCTTGACTTTGTATTCAAGACAGAACAGCGAAGCGTAGATATACAACTGATCGAAGTGTTTGACTTCGCCGCTTCCGGTCTTGAGGTCGAAGATGCGCAACAACTTCTTCTTGTCGTCGTATCCGATGAGGTCTGCGGTGCCGAAACAGTTCGGCGAGAAATATAGCACCACTTCGGGCGACATGCGATAATGCAGGCCATCATTGACGAAGTCGTTCAACGTCAGATGGGTCTTCGGCAGAGCCACACGATGTTTGTTAAGATCGGCAGCAAGAGCATGCAGCTCGGTTCCGCGTTGTGCCGCAAGGGACGATCGGAACATATCGGCCATATGATCGTCATCGTAACGGAGCCATGAATGCTTGCTGGCTCCCATGAAGGCATGAAGGCCCTCAAGATTGTGATGATCATTGAAATGCATCATGATGCAACCTCCGTGGAAATATGGGACTTGGTCATGTGCTGTTGAAGCTTGTCGAGAATATATTCCTCGTTCTCGGGATAGATGAACGCCGCGAACGAATCGGCATTCATCTGAGCCACGTAGTCATCCTGATTCGGCTGATGCTTAGCGTCAGCACTCTTCTTGACCTCAAGGGCGGCCCATCGATCCTTATACAAAACGAGAAGATCGGGGATTCCCTGAATATAGTTGGGATCGTTCTTCAACACACGCGATCCTGGAAGGCGTTTACCGATCTCCTTGATGACCTTTCGTTGGAAGTCGCGTTCCAAACTCATGGTTCTCCTTTCGACAGAGAAAAATAAGAGTGGGGAACGGTACCGCCCGCAGAAAGGATTGCTCGGAAAATAAGGCAAACTCTTCCCCACTCTTACCTCTTTGTGCGATGTTTTTGTCGCGATGACAAACCTACTCGACATAGGTCGGTTCCGGTACGGTATCGACATGCTCGAGATGCCATCCATACCAGAATCCGTCGGGCTGCTTGAGCGCATCGTAGATCTCCTGATCCTTACAACCGTAATAGAAGGCCATATGGGTCACGCTGGGAAATATAAGATCCTTCTCAATGATGCGGACCGGTTTGTAGGCTTTGATGTTGCGGGCGTCATTCCAGCAAATATGCATGCCTCGGCATACGCCGTGGTTTCTTGGATGGGCAAGCGCCTTCAGGACATCGTCGACGCTCGTTTCGAGGAAGATGGCCACCCGTTCTGGAGACGGATGGATCTCGTCGAGTTCATAAATATAAACTTCTTGGTTCTTGTCGTGATGTGACATGTGTTGTTCCTTTCTAAAAGTGTGCAGGTATCAGGCCGCTGCACACTTTTGTCGCGCGTTTTCTCCGCCAGCGTTTTTATATATTATTACTCTTTTTTTTCTTTTTAAAATAATAAAGAGATAGAAAAAACGCGCGAAAGTGTGCAGGCACCCCGAAAACCCAATGATTCCAAGGCCTCAGGGCACATAGACCCTCAAAAAAGTGTGCAGGTTTTTCTGCACACTTTTGGGCAAAACCTGCACAGTTTACACCAAAAGTGTGCAGGTTTGGACCTGCACGTTTTTCAAAAAAGTGTGCAGGTTTGAGCTCAAAAAGTATGCAGGTGGCCTTCCTTCCTGCACACTTTTGCCTTGTCGTCATGTCCGAAATACCGCAAGATCGTATGCCAACGGGATCCTATAGACCTTTCTGCATGTCCGACAATAGAGCAGATGAAGGCGTTGGACGCGTGAATATGCGGCCATCCGCTCTCCCTTTCTGCGCAAAGCAGCCGTGATCTCCCACGAATGATAGTGCTCGCACGGCATGATCGACCTAATCTGAATCATCGCGCTTGGCGGAATCTGAACCAGATCGTCGAAATATGCCCGCACAAGACCACGTTTTCGGCATCGAACGCAATACGTCCCGAGGTCGAAAGGAACCTCATTGCCGTAGAAATCACGCAATGGCCTCCCCGATATCTCGATCTGAACCGCAATCGGAACCTCCGAATCGCAGTCACACGGGCTCATTTGTCTCGCCAGATCATAGACGTCGATCCTGTCCGGATCGCCACCATCCATCACATAGGTCATCCTAACCCTCCTTTCCGGAAATATCCTTCGAGGCGAACGTCCGCTCGTTGAAGGTCTCCTTGTTCGCAAGAGCCCGCAGGATCGCCGAATCGATCGGGGCGAAGCTTCGCAGAATATAATAGTTGAGTTCCTTGAACGGCGAGTTGATCCTGTCGATGCGCCCTGCCGCCTGCTCCATGATCCGATACGAGTAGTTGAGCGAATAGAACAGCATGGTGTCGGTCTGCGTGCAGTTCCACCCTGCGGCCCCGGATCCGTAGTTCACCAGATAGATCCAATCTCCATCCTGCGGAATATCATCGTGATGATGCCCGTTGTACTGATACACCGGTATGCCCGTCCGCCTCCGCAGGCTCAGCAGCTCCTCCAGTTCGAAATCGTAGTTGTAGAATATCACGATCCTCGGATGACGGATGCAGATATCCATTGTCTCCTTGATCCTGCTCGGATCCGAATTCACCAGTTTCCTCTGGGCGAAGCAGTACTGCGATACGTTCTTGAGCGGCTCCCCCGTCCACGGATCCTTCCGTTCCCTTCTCAGGGTCTTCAGGGCCTGTTTGTCGTGATCCACGACGATCTGATAGACAGGATTGCGACTGGGACCACGGTCCTTCGGACGCTTCATCGGGATCATGATCCGTCGTTTGAGCTTCTCCAGAATATCAGTATGCCTCCAGTCGTTGACCTTCGGGTACTTCGCCCATCGGTCATACACGGCGTGCATGGTCATGAATTGCGTCTTGTTCTTATAGAACCCATTCGCCACGAATATGGGAATGAGATCCTCGTATGAATCCGCAGGGGTCGCCGAAAGCAGGATCCATCGATTGCCTTGCGCCTTGGCGATATGGATGAATTCCTTGCTCCAGACCCCGGTTCCGGTCGCATGCTGCTCATCGAATATGATCACGCCATGGAAATCGTGATAGGCCTTGATGCGCTGCCAGCTATCCACGGTGATCTCCACTCCCGACGGCTTGTTCGTACCGATATGCAGGCCGAATTTGATGAGATCCTCACCCCATTCGGCCTTATCGCGCTTCTTCGCCTCGGTGATGATGAGCAGATCGGGCGAGCCCTTGAGCGGCATGAGTGTCCTGCCGCTGTCAGACTCGCCCGAACGGGTCCGGCAGCACATTCGCAGCCACCACATGATGGCCACAATGGACTTGCCGGACCCGACCTCGCCGACCAGAACGTTTCCGGATCGCAATTGGCTCAGCGCCCGTTCCTGAAACGGTTCCAGAGTGACGGCCATTACTTGCTTACCTCCTCCGAGGATTTGAGGAGGTTGGCGAATATGCCTTCTTCTCCTCCTTGTTGATATGCTCACCGACGTAGTAATACTCATGGGTTATCCGCATATCGCAGAGATAAGGCCTCGGATCGTCTTTCTCGAAATATCGCTCCAGATACTTCGTCAGTACGTCAAGCTCATCTTGATCGAAGTCCCATGATGTATGCCAGTAGAAGATATGATCACCATCACTGTCGTGACGGAGCTCATTTCCATCGTAAAATCGTGATCCGAGAAATCCGTTGATCCACCCTTCCATGGCGATCGAGGCATCCGGACTCAATTTGCTGCTAACGGCGATGCCGACAGATACTTCATTATTTGCTAACATGATTCATCCTTTTCTTGTATGTTTTCCGGTTTCAAGTTTGGAGTTGCAATGCCGAATATGATTCGATAATGGCAGTTGGGACACACTTTATAGTCTGATTCGATACGGCCATTGCAGTTGCCACAGCACAGCCAGTCGCCATAGAGGCCGTGATAGATATAGCACGGCACACCTTTCCTAGCCTTGATCATTTCGGCGATGTCGTCGTATACCGTCAACTCCTCGACCAGTGAATTGACGATATAGGCGCTTATCAGCAACATCGCAAAGATCATCATAAAGATCGCCAGGAGCAGTAGAACAGCAATTAAGATTTCGATCATGATTGCTCCTTAAATATCCAACGCGGTCTCGTCTTCTGGCGGATTGTCATAACGGTACGTGAATCCGAGATAGGTTGAGGATCCCGTACCATTAATGGCATTCCTGATTCGCTGGGCCACGTTCTCCACACGCCCGTTGCTATGCCCGTGTTCGACAAGCCATCGCGCGCAGTCGGCGGTTGTCGGGAATGTCAGGTCGAGTTCGTTGATCACGGTCCGATTCTCGGTGCGAAGCGTCGGCTCGACCACACGGAACATTCTGGCGAAGTTTTCGTTGCCGAGAATGCTATCCACGGCACCGAGTAGCTCCGGCTTGACCATCCTGGCGTACTCGCGCAGCCAGAGGTTGTAGTACTGGGCGTATGGACGCTCGGGCTGATGCTTGCCGTAGGTGCTCTCGATGTCGCGTATTGCCTGGGCGCTGATGCCCATCATTTCCCGACAACGATACTGTGTAAGACCGAGCAGTGTTCGTGCGGCTCGGAATTGATCAGGTGTTGGCATGGTTACATCACCGATTTCTCAGTTTCGACGGAATCATTCACGGTTGTCTCCTTTCGAAAATATCAGATATTCTTTGGATCAGTGATGCCGAGCAGCGTGGTCTTCTTGATCTCAACCTCCCGTTTGTCGAGGGCGATCCAATTGATGTCGCCGTTGAGGTCCGGAATGGCCTCTTTGATTTCGGAAAGCGTCGGTTTATATGGGAAATATCGTTCGAGGGTTATGTCTCTGGGGACAATGGAATAATCCACGGCTCCGTTGATGGTAAACCTCTCGCGATAGCCGATGGTCAATACGTAAAGTGTCGTTGTCGAGCTCATTATTCATCCTCTTTCCGACTTATCGTCTGTGAAGGAAAACCAATTTCCCTGTGAGTCCTGAAGGATCCTCTTATTGCAGATCTTACATTTCGAGTGCATCGATGCTCCGTCAAAATCGACATGATTGTCAGGAACATGATAGTCCATGACATTGTGTATGAAATCTCGCATCGGCGATTCATTCCATCCGCGCTGAATAAAACATAACAAACAAAAGAACATCAATCCGATTATCAGAATCAGGATAATTAATAATATATTTTTGAAAAACATGCTTACCTCCGAATATGTCGGCCTTGTAGATTCTGAATGCGCCGATTTTCGGCCCTGTGAGCCATTTTAAGGGCCCGTAGAGAGGCGAACACGATCGAAACGCTTAAAACTATGGGTATGACCAGAAGGGCCGAGAAAACGGCGATTATGGCGTTAATGAGACAGATCATCCGAACGCCTCTTTCTGGTCGTTTTGGTCTGAATATGGAACTTCTGGTCTTCCCTGACTGGTGTCCGATCCGATCCCTTCATGCAGTTCTGACATACCGCATTGACATAGATGTTTCGTCCATCACTCCACGCATGGTTCGTATCGATCCAAATATACGGATCATGATCAGACTCGCAATGAAGCTTGTGTTCGTCATGCAGTTCTTGTTTGATGGCGTCGAAGTTCGCGTCATGGATTTCCATCATCGGACCTGCGGAAATATGATTGTCGGTCATCATTTACTCCTTTGGTTCTGTCTTGTCACGGATCCACGTCACTCCTTTGCGGATCCATGAGGGAATATGGAACAGCCAACAGAGGAACTCGACGATACAGAGCACTACGAACGTTCCTCCGATGACGAGAAGGACTGTTCTTGCGGGTTGGTCCCATTCGCCGACGAATACGCAGTATGATCCCATGGCGAGGACTCCTCCAACAAAGTTGAGTAGTAGATATACCGGCATCATACCCCAGTTAATCTCGTCCATGTTCGCCCTCCTGTTCAAAGGTCCATTGCTTGCTATTGTCCATTTGTCGATACTCATTCCTGGAAATATCGAAGTGCGTCGATCGATTGCATTGACAGCACATCACTTCACATTCATGATGATCCGGTGTGATCTCCCATGCATCGGTGATGAGCAGCGATGCGTTTGGATGGCATCCAAGATATCGTCTGGCCCGATCGAATACATTCGCTGGCGCCATAATACGCTCCTAAAAATAAGAGGGCATGACCGACGCGCGATGGCGCCGCCCATGCCCTATGATGGAAATAGGGTTTACTCGATGGACTTCAGGTCCGCATCGACCTTCTGGAAGGTCATGGTATTGAGGGCCGTATCCGGTTCGTCATTGTCGTAGAACTCGTCCTCGAACGGATCCTCATGCTTGGTTGCGATGAGCATTTGCAAATATGCGGTGTTGTGATCCGACATCTTACCGCGGTATGCGGAAAACGACAGATTGATGTTCTCGATGTCGGCCCAGTCCAGAATATCAACCGGGCTGAGGTCGACCTCCTCGCCCTGCACCACGGCCTTCCTATGTTCGGCCCACAGGCGCTTGTTGCCGTACTGGGTCTTGAACAGGATCTTCGGATTCCTCGTATCGGCCGGATCGTCCTTGAATTTTACGTTGACCTTGAGCAGGAGCTGGGGATCAGCGTCGATCTTCTCACGCATGCGGGGACGGAATCCCTCGTCGGTCAAGAAATCGAATTCGTCCTGAGTCAGCTCAATGTTGAAGTTGCGATTGCCCTCGTCGTTGAACTGACCTCCGTTACCGGCGAAATTCGGATAGATGAGTTTCGCCTCACGAATGCGGTACGATACACGACCACGGGAATCCACATACTTTTCGACTGCCATTGCTTTGTTCCTTTCGTTAGTTTGGTTGAAAATATCAGTTGTTATAGATAGTCACTCGTTCGACAAATGGACGGTTGTCGGTCATCCGGTCTCGAGCAATGTTCTTTTTGTTGCACCGATCGATGGCCGATGTGATTTCATTGTCGGTGATGCCTGAGTACTTGTAGAAGTTCGCCAGCGTCTGGAGGACGTCGGCGAATTCGTCGAGCATGTGCTCACGCGTGTCATGCTGCGACGCCACCATCAGCTCGGCGGCCTCCTCAAGGATTTTCTTGGCCAGTTTCTTGCCGTCTTGGAGTTCACCGTCGTCGAAGGTCTCCATTGGCGGGAATTGAATCATTAGCAATCCTTTCTGAAAAATATGGGCCCATGCGTCGGTCGCACAGGCCATATGGTTTGATGGACAAATCAGTCGAGATTGATTCCATGATTGTCGGACTTCACGACGCGGTTCTCGAATCCGAGACCGGCGAATTCACGGAACACTCGTTTGGCGAATTCCCTTCGACTCATGTCCTTGTGTTCGAACCTGAGATCGAGAATATACCAGACGAGCGCACCGATGCATGCGCTGATCAGGATGAGGGCCACGACCTGATAGTCGAGCAGTTCAATAGTCATCGTTATTCCTTTCGTATGAATATCCTTCATTATAAGCGATGACCTTATCGCGAATTAATCACCCATGGCAGCGATGCGCATGACATCCATCATCGACTTGTTGCGGCCGATGTTGTATCCGACGTAGAAAATGGCGCCGGCGGCCACGAGCAGCGCTTCCGGATGTTGTTCGATGAAGTCCATGACAGTGCTTCCCGCCTTGTTGATCTCGTCGTTGACGTTAATGGTCTTGTCCTCCATGGTGGTCTCCTTCTTTGATTTGCGGAATTTCGGTGCAATATGAATGTTGAAGTCCATGATCAGTCCTTGCGCTTATGCCGGGTTACGGCGATGTCGTAGATGATTTCAATGGGACCTTCAACCATCACCTGTTTGCCGCAACCGGTGCAGATGAACACGGCAACGATCCTGTGGTCCTTGAAATATACATCATGGGGGCGAATGTCGTAGTCGCAGTCACATCCCATGAGCTCGTTGAGTTCGTCCTCACGCATCAGTGGTCTCCTTCTGATAAGATCCAATTCGTTCGTTCCACAGTTATCGATTTCAAATGAAGATTATCGAGATTGGGAACGATCGATCCTGCAATGCGGATCGCTTCGTATGCGGATGGAGGTATCTGCGAATAAGTGCTATAGATCGTATCTTGATCGGTTTTGATGATAACACGATACATATTTATCATCATGGCCGACCCGGCTTCCTGTTGCGAACATGATCCATCACGGACCTGAACCGCTCGTTGGCTCCTGTGTTAAGTGCGACGAACGCGATGACCCCAGCCGCAGGGACGATGATGTCCCTGATCCAGAGTCTCGCCTCTCGGGCTGTATCGATGGTGCGCTGTTTCATGGTTTGCTCCTTTCGTAAAAATATAGGCCCATGCGTTGATGCACGGGCCTATAATGTTGATCAGTTCTTGCTCTGATCGGATTCCTTCTTGGGATCAAGATCGAGCTGGACCATCCACTTTACGGTATCCTCCAGCTGCTGGATCCGTTCGTGATCGTTCATGGTCGTCTTATATTCCTTATAGGCTAAGGCGATCGTGATCACACCGGATGCAGCTGTGATAACCGCACTGGCGATGGTGAACATATCTTTCTTGTCCATGGTGGACTCCTTTCATATACTATAACTCTTCATTATAGCATGTGTTTCTGTCGCGGATACTCCGCCCACCAGATGGTCGGATGCGTCCATCTACGGGCATGACGACCGCGATGGAGTGAATTATCGATGATCCACAGCAGATGTCGATACGGTGCGTCATTGACGTATTCGTCGGTTGGTGTGATCAACCAGTCTACCAGGAGTCCGATAAGGGCAACGGCCACCATTGATAGACATACCAAACAATTTGTCAAATTAATCATTACAATCACCCATGTCGGAGAAATTTGAATCGTCATCTAACTCGGGAGCTTCCTCGGCATTTGGATCGTAACCGAGTTCATCGATCGATTCTGTGATCCTCAATCCCTGTGTGTAAATATCATCGCTGATTCTGCGGAGCTCGTCGTATTCGTCATGCATCTGGAGAATATGATTTCGGATCCAGGCGATGCTACTGACGATCTTCATCAGAAGAATTATTGTCGTCGCGATCGTCATTCCGATCAGTGTCTTCATCTTCCGGCTCATTGTTCTCCTCCTTATGGAACTTATTGAAAATATCAGTGGCGTCAAGCACACCGTTCTTGGTCACCAGATTTACCTTATCATCGGTTTTAACCATGACGAAGAAGATTCGATCATCATCCTTACAGAATTCCTGTGCATCGAGAATCACTTCATCATCGGTTAACTCCTCGGCGTTGATCTGAACCGCAGGAATATCTGGATCGAAGTCAACGATACGCCAATCCTTGAGATAGGTGTTCTTTTCACAGTGATTCCTTTTGCGAATATAACGGATTAAAAAGTCAGCTCCTTGGGTTGCCAGATAACTGATGATCGTTCCGATGACCATGGCTAGAATCAGTCCGAAAATAAAGTTGATACTCATGGATGAACTCCTTTTATAGTATTTAGAAATGATGGTGATCGCAGAACCAGCTGATGACCAGCATGAGAGCGGCCAGAAATATAACGATGATCGCCTCGGGCCAGGTCATGTAGCCAGCTCCTTCATGAGATCGTTCGATGCCGGATTCGGTGAGGAATATGGACTACTCTCGTCGATCAGCCATTCGTACGATCCGTATTGTTCGATGGTATCGATCGCGTCATCGGCCAATCGCTCGTAATACGATCGGTCAATCTCTGAAGAAAGACCATTGTCTCGGATGACCGAGTATTCCTTCCAGCGATACCCTTTTGTTCCAGATACCGCATCGTAACCGCCTCGGCTGTTCTCACGTACCAGTAGGCCTCCTCCACATCCTGATTTGACTGGGGAAAAGGCCGATACTTTACCAACAAAGCTGTAATGATGCTCATCCAGTCCAAGTCCCTCATCGAAATCAAGGAAAATATTGGACTGAGCCGATTTAGTCTCTCGGAAATCCTCAAGACCGACGGGCTCTTTGGTAAACAGGGTCTTAAAGACATAAGGAACTTGGAACTGCAACCCGGTAGCGGTCCACTCACCACAGTGCTCGCCGTAGGCTGAATGAGCGATGTAGGTGGACTTGTTGACGATGCACATCTTGTCATAAACGGACTCCAATTCGAAATTGTATCCGTATTGTTTACCCATGGCGGTAACGAAGTCGATGATATCGCGGTCCACATCGGCGATCTTGATCGAATCGGTTTTGATGTGGACCACGGTGTATCCGAGTTCCTGTACCTTGTGCTTGAGCGCAATCATGAACAAGGCGCCTCGTTTGGCGACTTTGTTGTCGAGATTGCGGTTGTTCGGATTGGCAGCATCGTTGAACCGGGTGGGGAATGAGGCGCTGGTCAGGCCATAGACTGCATTGATGGCAATCTTCAGTGCCTGAGCCAGCGCCTTGGAATCCTCACCCTTGAGCACGGGTTCGAGATCTTTGATACGTTCCTCGGGAACAAACTTCCTGAAAATATCAAGGCATCGATCGAAGTCTTTATGCTTAATGGCGATACGGGCCTGTCGGATTGCGTCGAACCGTTCAGTATATGGACCGAAGAGATTCATAGCAACAATCGAACTAGGATGCATGGATGAGACGTCAAGCAGTCCGACATTGCCGAACATGCCTCCGAGATGTTCCTCTTTCTCTACCATCTATCGTCGCTCCCATGAACAAATAAGACGAGAATCACAATCGCGATGATTAGCCCTATACACGATCCGAAGATGGGCCATGCATCTCCCATTGTGCATGCTCCTTTCCAAATATCATTAGCGGTTCATCATTGCCTTCAAGATGATGGTTATAGGCGTCGACAAGTTTCATGAGATCGATTTCATCGAGCCCTTCAGCATAGAAAGCTCGTTTCTTCGGATCTGGTTTTGTGCTGACGATACCAAGTGCCATCAAATATCCGTGAAGGAACAATCGTGATAGATAACTTCCGCTGATGTGTGATGGATGCTTGTATTTGTTTTCATTGACGAACCGAACCGGTGATTCGGAGCTCGAAACCTTACCCATTGTTTTTTACCTCCCATGGATGTGGAATATCCTTGTAATCCTGATCGACATTACCGTTCCCCATGCCATACACCCAGACATAGCCGCCTTCTCCCGGATATTCGCCCATGTACTGGGACTTCTTATCCTTGAGTGCATATCGATCAAAGGCATATCCCGGGAACATCTTGGACAGTTCGGGGAAGTTGAACTCCGACTGCGGATGCTTGTTGTTCCCGAATATGATTTGTGCGGTATGGGTGTTGGTGGTGTCGTTGACCGTCAGGCCACTGAGCATTGCCAGCATCTGGCGTGCGGTGAAATCCTCTTTGAGGTGCTCGAACACGGCCTTGGTGGCCCTGACATCGTCCTCGCAATATGATTGCACCAATGCCCATTTGTCCTCGGGAACCGGTTGGTCCCACGGCATGCCAAGCTCGTGATGGTCGATGCCCAATTCGATCTCCCACTTCTTCAACGACTGCTTCTTGGCGGAGAAGTCGTAAATATCAGTATAGGATGCGTTATAGGCCTGACCGAACATGGCGTTCTTGTTTCCGCTGACGATCCGCATCGACAGATCATACAACTGGGCGTTATTGTAGCCCATGACTCCCCATGCCCAGAGAATATGGTTGTCGTACTTGCGGTTGTTGAATCCCACCAGATTCTCATCGAGCAGTGTCATAATGTTCTGCCGCGGAGGATTGATCCATGTCTTGACGACGTCCGAATCGCTCTTCATAAAGCAGACCATGAAAAGGTTCGGGAAGACCTCGACGTCAAAGAAGGTGAGAATATCAGCGTTCTTCGGATCACTTCCCTTCGGAATATCATCGGACTTGAATTTCATCTCGTTCACCAGAACGATGCAATAATCCGACCAATGCGTCGACCGCAAAGCGAAATCAAATATCTCATTACGCATGTCGGTGACGTCGTATGGTTTACCGGACTCATACATCTCGTCCATGAGCTTCTTGATGAACTCGACGCTCGGCTTGGTCCCAGGACAACACTCCTTGCGCAGAGCCTTCTTGATGACATTGCGTAGATGCTGTTCGTCCTTGAGTTCCTTCTGATTGATCACGGACTTCTCTCCTTTCAACGGAAGGCCGCTTGAAATATGGGAGATCTCATGATCGTTGCACCGTGAGAGCAGACGCCGTAGCGACGAATTGCCTCGGAAGACCTTGATCTCGACATGGATGTCGTAAAGGTTTTTGAGTCGGGATACGTCTCCATCGTAAATATAGTGGAGGTGCAATCCCTGTCCGCTCTTGGATACCTCGGCATAGGTCGGAGGGAACTTGCGGGCCGCCTCGAGATTGGCCTGAAGCGATTTCTCGCCATCCTCTCCTCGAATATCGAAGTCGATGACAATGTGGTTTTCCGGAACCTTGACCCAATGAAGTCGACTGGTGTCGAGGTCTTTGAGCGTGGTGCTGACTTGGGCCCATTTGGCAATCGGGGATCCGCTTTCATCGTCTCTAGCATATTGTGCAGGGCAATCACGGCAGAGTTCGTCGAATCGACTGTCCGTTTTAGCAAGTCGAAGCCACGAGACATGGTCGTCAGATGTTCGAGCATGTCGGTCAGAAGAGTCAACGATTCTCGATTCGAATTTGTCTCGCTGAAATCCATGATAGGTAACTGCCTTACTTGCTCCACGATCCATGTTCTCGAAATATGAAGCCAGTTCGAACATGAACTCGGAGCGTTTCATGACGTCGGTGATGTGGGCTTCCTCACACCATTCCTTATAGGCACGCCACAGATCGGCCAGACGCACTGGCTCATCGATGTCCATGAGGTCGATGTTGTCCTGAACGAATGTGTAAATATCATTCGTCTTGGCGATCATCTCCGTTGGACGATACTGGGAATATCGGTTGACCCCGAGCTTCCTGTAGACCTCACGACAATGATAGGCAATGGCGCCCAATTCGAATCCGATCTGCTTCATGCAGTCGAAATAATCATCCGGCGCCAATGTGTTACCAGTCGGATAAATATCAATCAGTCTCCTTGTGATGCCCGACTTGGCGTCGGTGATCTTCACCGGCTTATTCGTTGCCATGAATAACATCGTCTTCAGCGGAACGGTGTACTGTTTGACACCCTTTTCGTTGACCACGATCTTCTCATGCGCAGCGATCTGATTAAGCAGGGTGTTGTCCCACATGTGACTCAGATCGCCATCGGTCTGGATACCGATGAGCGGAGAGTTCTTGAAGGACGCGGTACTGAATTGGTATCCCTTGCCAAGTTCCTCCGCATTGAAATATGCGATGTATCCAGGGAAGAGCATCTCGATGATGTTGAGAATCGTCGACTTTCCGGTTCCTGGATCGCCGTAGATGACAAACATCTTCTGGATGCGTTGAATATCATTACCGTCGACCAAGGCGCCGATGCCCCATTCGAGCTTTTCACGTTCGGACGGGGCATATAGCGTATTCATGAGCCGGTCGTATGCCGAGGTGTCTCCCTCGGATATCGCGTATTCCAGTTGCACGGTGGCATAATCCTCACGCTTCGGAGTCTCATTGGCGAATATGATCCGCTGATTGAGCACCGCATCGCTGTCGGCCAGATTGCGCAGTCCGGAAATATACCTATTCCAGCAACCGTTGGAGGTGTTTTGCATAAGCATGCAGGTCACTTCATTACCGTCCGGAGACTCATACGAGTCAGCGAACTCCTGAATATCACGGTCGATCAGCTCGCCAAGGCGTTGAAGGTTCTGCGACCAGAGATGGCTATCCGGATCGAACACCGCATAAAACGATCCACCCTTGACGAGCAGATCGTGATACCCTCGCATCTTCGGATCGGCGAATATGGATTCATGGCCCTTTGTTGCCTTTTTGACACGCACCTGCACTTGATCCATCTTCGCCTCCTTTACATGTCGGGAATATGCTGTTCGTTGAGCCAATACTGCATCTGCCACCACCATTCGGATGGGCGGATATCCTTGTCATCATGAACGATGAAGAGTCCGCCACCTGATCCGTCAGGTCGGTACTGTCGATCCATCATGATGTCGCATCGGTCCTGAATATAACACTCCGGATCTCTCTGGTTGAGAAACCAGTCATCCGAGCATCGTGTCAGATCCATGTTTTCAAGGAACATGGAGAACGCCTCGTCGACCGGGACGATGGCAAGAACATCGTTGACCCGTTCGGCCAAAGCGACGAGGAACTCAAGGACCGAGCATCCTCGCATACCGCCAACCAACGAATATCCGGTTCGGCGTGTGTATGCATCACGTAACGACTCGCCGTCGGATATCCGATTCCGATCCATCATGACACTGGAACGGAATGGTATGGCTGCAAGAGACATACTGAGATCAACGTATTCGTCGAAATTCACACGATGGCGTAGCCATTGAATATACGATGCGTTGAAAAATGGCGATGAATTACTGGTCATTGACCTCCTCCATTTCGGCCGCTATAGTGGAATTGAACCGCTTTTTGGGTCGGTATGACTCCTCTTCAGGAATACCTAGCACCTCGTGCTGGTACGATCCGTCATGCCGGGTGATCTCGTAGTCGGTCTCCAGAATATCATTCCTGCACCACACAATGTTAGGATCACCACTCTGCGACAACCTTCCGAACCTGTTGAGCACGATGGTGTTGATGATGGCATCCGGGTCCTGAACGATCTCCATTCCTCGGGCAAGCACGTCATCGTCCTCCCAGTAATCAAGATTCTCCGTATCGATGAACCACGGGGCGTTCTCGTGATCCTCTTCGGAGATCTGATAGCTCGGTTCGTCATCATCGATGGACTGATGCCAGCGACGCGCCTTGATCGTCATGAGGATTGATTGCTCAATGCGTTCGTCCCCGTTCGCCTCGTCATACTGACGCTGTTCGTCATCGGTAAGGGGACCATCCCATCGCGGAACGCCGTCATCGATGATGAAATTATCTCGATCGGGCTCGTCGGAGTCGATGTCCACTGGGTCATCATCGAACTCATCGTCACGTTCGTCATCGGGATCGTCGGAAATATCCTTTTGTTCGGTGACTTTGGGATTGCCATACGTCTTGGCGGCCTTGACGGCCTCCCATTCCTTCTTCACCTCGATGATCTGATCGTCGTAGAAGTCAAGCTCCTGCTCCTTGCGCCTAATGGCCTCGTCGGTCGACCGCTTGACGTTGACGAACTTTTCGTGGTTGTCTTTGAACTGCTGGTTAAGTTCATGCTTCTTACGTTCCAGATCGGCGATCTCTTGCTCGAGGTCCTTCATCGGAATATACCGCTTGTATATACCGAAGTAGAATATGGCGGTCGCCGTCGCGGCACCAGCGGCGAATCCGCCCACTACGAACCCAATGGTCTTGAGATTCATGGATACTCCTTGATTGAACGAACGGGACGGCCATCATGAAGACGACCGTCCCGAAAATATCATCGATTAGATCTTATCGTAGATGATGCCATCCACGTTGAATGTCAGCAGGATGCCAAGCTTGCCGTCCCATGGTTCAGCGTTGCTATAATCCCACGGATCGTCGCTATTCACGCCGAACACACCGAAATCGACATAGGTGTTCTGATGCTCATCATCGATGATCCATCCCAGGACTGCACCTTCCTTGCTATCATCGATTCCAAGCATGCGATACACATCATTAAGGAACAGATGACCGTTGGCATAGAGCTGATCGTTCGCTTGGTGGAGAACCGAGCGAATATGCGCGATATTCTGATCGGGATTGGTCTTATCCCAATAGATTGAGTATTCGTCGAAATATCGGAACAGTCCGTCACGGTCGATCGTGTCCTTGTCGTAATGGCGAACGGTCTTTGTCTCTCCGGTCTTTTCGTCGGTGATTTCCTCTTCGACGATTCCCTGATAGATATCGCGCTCCTTGTCTTCTCCGAGCTGTTTGCGAACACGACCTCGATAGTCGGAGAACTCCTTGGATACGGCCGTGAACGCCGAGGCAGCCGCCATGTACCGTCCATCCAGAATATGATGTGCGGACAGCACGCATCCGACGCTCAGGCCTGTCAGCAGGATCGTCGGCAGATATAGACGGGTGATCTCGGCTCCGGTCTCGACATAGACCATCGTCTTGTCGTGCTTCTGCGCCTTGTTGTCGTAGACGATCTCGTCGTCGTTTTCGGCCTCCTTGGCCTTCTTGGAAATATTCACCATCTTGTTCTGATGATGATCCATAACGGTATCCAGCTTCATCGTGGAATATACCGCGAAGCCCGTGGCGGCCACACCTGCGACGATGCCCACGCCGACGAGAATCTGCGGGGAATGCTTGTCAAGTTGCAGCAACGCCTTGTTGCCGAAACGTACGATGGTTTCCTTTACGCTCATGTTTATTCCTTTACGTTGAAATATGATCTCGGGGATCTCCGGAACGTCTCCGAGAATATTGTTCAGTATTCGAACGACCACGGTTCGTCGCTGGGACAGAGACGCGCCGTGGCCACACTGGTGCCTTTGTCGATGGTGATCTCGAAGATCGTTCCATCGTCTTCCAGCACCTTGACGCCGGTATCGTCATCGTTTACTCGATAGTCGAGAGCCTCTTGATCGATCTTGGAAAAATATCGACGGACGCGATCCTTCCAGATACGGAGCGATTTTTGATCCTTATCCGAAATACATCGCTTTTTATCGATGGGAAACAGACCCGTCTTTTCGAAGGTGCTGAACTCAGCCATGGTGAGTCCTCCTGTATTCTCTGGCTCTGCGGAGAAGATCGAGTTTTACGATGACCTGCTCGTCACTCATCTTATCGACCTTCATCTTCCACAAAGGATTGGAATGCCACGCTTCCAGAATATGCCGTTCTTCGGATGCGCTCATCGCAAGCTCTCGGTTCTCGGCATATTGAGGACATAGCCATCACGGCATCGTGCGATGCTCGCCCGTGCCAGATCGCTCCACCCAATGTCGTAATCGGTATATCTTGGGGATATACCGGATGCCTTGAGCAGATCCGCTACGCTGCATAGACCATACTGATCGATGGTGTCCCGCAACGTGTCCATGACCGCCTCGGCGTCACGACGATCCCGGAATGTAATATCATCGAAGTCGTTACGGTTTCGGGCTTCGATCGCACGTCTTCCTGTTGAACGATCTCGACTCATCGATGAATAGCTGGTATATCCTCGATTTGCCGAGTTGTTTCTCGGATGAATCTCACCGAAAATCAAACGACTGAATCCCTGGGATACGGTGTCATAGAGCATGTCCTTGGCAGCCGGAATTATGACATCTTTGACGACATATGATGCTACGTCTCGAAGATCGCCGCCGAAAAATGTCTCAGCGACCTTCTGGACCTTGTTTTTCTTCGTTTGGACGACTTCGCCTTTTACGACTTTGGCGACGGTATTTGCCTCGCCCGTGTCCTGTTCAATCCCCAACGCTTCTCTCGAAACGTCGAAGGTCTCCTTGTCTACTTCCGCCATATGGAACTCCTTTCGAAAAATATGAGGAGAGGATCTCATGTGGATCCCCTCCTCACTATAGTTTATGAGAATATCGCGATCAGCCCTTGGCGTTCTGTAGCAGCGTGGTTACGAACGAATCGGCCACTCCATCTTGGGTGTACATCGAGAGCATGAGTTCACCATGGGCTTCGCTCTTGTGGAACTCTTCGATCTCCTCGGGCGTGGCGTGACGGAATCGAGGCACCACGCTACGTTTTCCGGTCTCCTTGTCGATCTTTTCCTCCTCATAGCGGAAGCCGTACGTCATGTCGACGAAGTTCTCCAAAGCTGTGGTCTTCACCGACATGTCGTCGGAGGAAAGGTCATCCGATAGCTTCTGGAGCTTACCGTTCTTCAACATATCGACGATATCGTTATTGCTGAGATGGAAGAGCAAGGTCTTGCTCTGCTCGACGCCATCGATGTCGATGTAGGTGACGGTCTTCTTAATCATGATATGGTTCCTTTCTGGAATATATGGTTGTTATGGTTGAAAAATATAGGCCCATGTTTCCATGAGCCTATACGTCTATCAGTTTTCATCGGACGATTCGTCGTCCAATTCGAGAATGTCCTCGGTTTCGTTCTCGGTCTCCAACCTTCGGTCATTCGCCTTGCGGATCGCGTTTCCGACGATCTTCTGAGTCACCGATTTGGTCACCACGGTCAGCGCCGTTCCGGCTACCGTGACCACCAAACCAACGGCGATCTTCTTCGGATCGACATCGGCGTTCTTCGCAAGGTTCTTGACGATGGCATTACCAAGAGCGTCACCAAATGATTCCTTCATTGTAGTTCCTTTCGTTGATGAATCACTTCATTATATGACATGATTTCATCACGAATCAGTACCTGCGCGTCGTATCCGCCACCGGACTTGTGGAGAACCGCATGACCAGACACGGGATATTGTTATTAGAAAGCATCGATGAAAACGAAACATTGAGTCGGTCGTCAATGGTCCATCCGAGCTCCTCGCCGATCGGAGCAGGATCGAGACCGAGTTTGTCATAGAACTCATTGAGACTGACCCACAGGCCGGGACCGTTGATAAGCTCGTAGTTGAGATCATTCACGGCTTTGCGAATGGATTCCGGATCGGAATGGAAATATCGGTCCATGAGCTGATCGTAGCACAGAACATCACCGATTCCCGGAATCAGATCCTGATCGGATGGAGGGTTCTTGCAAATATGTTCCTTGGAGATCTCATCATCGATTTCCTGCGCCTTTTCTTTGCCGAGTTCCTCGACGATCTTGGTCCGGTATTCCGATGCGGCCTTGGTGGCCATGGTGTATGCCGATGCATAGGCGGCGATCTTTCCGGCCGAGATCTGATGATGGCCGATGACACATGCAATGGTCGCCCCGGCCATGAGGACCGTGGAAATATAACACGGCACGACGTGCTTGACGACTTCGCTCTTCGGCATATCATCATGCTCCATCTCGATCTCCAGCATGACGTCGCGGGCCTTGACGGCGTCATGGGCAGCACATACGGCCGTACCTACAACACCGGCACAGGATACGACGGTCAGAATCGTACCCGCGTTGTGTTTGATGAAATCCTTGACGGATTCAAGATTCATTGGTTGCTCCTTTTGTTTTCATAAGTCATATCGCCGTAGAATGTTTTGGAAAATGATTCCTTGAGCATCGAACGAAACGCTTCTTTTCGTTCGCTTTTCGGAAGCGTTCTCAAATATCGACGATTCCTGAACAGCACCCGAACGGCTATGAATATGATCCAGGTCATGACGATAAAAGATCCGATCTTGGCTTTCATTGCAATCCTTTCAGAAAAATAAAGGCGCCACGTTTCCGCAGCGCCTTTACGGCATTGAAAAATGTCACTCCTCGACAGACGTGGAATCCACATCGTCGGAAGAGTCCTCGATGGCCTCCGGTTCGGTGACATCGATCAGTTCATCCGGTTCGCCGATGCACTTGACGACCGCCAAAGCCGTTACGGCTCCGACGACGATCGCGCCAACGGTGAACTCGTACTTGTGATCGACCACGAACTTCTTGGCCTTCTTGAACTGTTCCTTCATAGTATTATCCTTTCCTTGAGGTTTTATCCTTCATCATATGCCATGTTTTCGCCGCGAAATATCCGACTGCGGAACTCCCGGACATGGCCTTCGATCCGATCGGCTTCGATGTCCGGTCGTCGGACCATGCCGATCCGCATCTTGCAGACATCTCGGAAACACATGTCGATCGATGTGAAGTCCATCGCATCGGCCTGCATGCGCCGATCGATCTCTTTGGGATCGTCTCCACGCACGAGCAGTCGCGCCTTCCGGACATCATCGGGCACGTCAAGATATATACCGAAGACGTTCTCGATCTGGTCATAGATGCGTAAATATGATTCCGGATCGATGACGGCGACACTATCCACCGCGCGATAAAGATCCGACCATGCGAATGCGTAGCTCCACACGCCAAAGACGGTGGAATATGTCCGCACACAAGTCAGTTCCCCATCAAGAAACGCGTTCTCGAATTCGGCGTCGGTGACGAAATGATAGTCGACGCCTTCGATCTCGTTGCCCCGTGGAGGCCTGGTCGTATATGCGAGGATCTGTTCATACCCACGACGCTCCAATTCCTTGGCAAGCGTGGTCTTTCCCGATCCCTGGGGACCGATGAGGAAAATATGGACACAATCGCTCATGATCGCCTTCTTTCTTTTCGGTCCGGTGTGTACGAAGAAATCGAAGTCCGCATCCGTTCCGCCGTAATAATGGTTGACGGTGAAATAACACAGCAGTCCGGATTTGGTTCCGACCACCATATGGTTCCATCCATCAATTCGGAAACATAGCCGTTCGCTCCAATATTGTGGAAAATATCGTTCGAAGACATAATCGATCCTATACACGCATGGAGTCATGAGTTTCTTCTAAGAAAACGGAACACGATCCAGATAAGCCACAACCCTCCGGTGAGACCGGTCAGGACTAGGTCCAACAGGAAGTTGAAAATTCCATATTTCTTTTTCATAACACAATCCTTTCGAAAAATATAACCCCATGTTTCCATGAGGTTATATCGTTGGTGTAATTGACATTACTTGCTTAAAGTGTTTGATGCAACGGCGTTGAAAGCATTGACGACAGTCATTTTCGTTTCATCATCGAGCGTCTTCAAGGCTTCATTAAATTGCATTGCGCATCCTATTGCGTCGGTGTTATACTGATCAATCCTTCCGGAACGATAGCCGGAACGATAGCAATATGCACCGAACGCAAGTGTGATGATTCCGCAAGCGCCGATAATCAAACCGGTCTTGTGCTCGTTGATGAACTGCTTGACGTTGTTCATCTTGTTTTCGTTGTCGTTCATGGTAACTCCTTACTATAATGAATTATCCTTCACTATAGTCCATGTTTCGGACGCGAGAAAATAAGAGCCCATGTTTCCATGGACCCTTATCCTGAATCTCCGTTCGTATTTGAACGTCTGTTGTCAGATCTTCGGCTTCGGAATGAAACTCAGCGCCTTTGTTGTAATGACGTGGTCGGTCTCGAATGCGAACATCAGTCCCAGACAAACCAACGTCCCTCCGACCCCGACGACCTTCGCGATCATGGCGTTGTGATCTTCGTTATACATCTTCTTCGCTTCTACCAAGACCTTGAGGTCATCGACGGCCATGCGGGCGTGATTGTCATCGACCGCTCCGTAAATATTGGCCAACGCTGCGTCGATATTGTCATCGAACGCCTTGTTGATGTTCCGATGCTGCGATTCGAACTTCATAGTGTTCTCCTTTGTTCGGTTGCTTCACTATAAGGCATGTTTTGGGCGCGAAGGCCAAAAAATAAGAGGCCATGATATGATCACGACCTCTTAACCTTATGGAAAGGAAATATCACTTATTGGCGATATACTTGTTGTACTGCTTCGTGCTGATGCCCAGGATGATACCCAGGAACCAGTCCACGGCCATCACGACCGCCAGCACGACCTCCGCGTACGGAAGTCCGGTTGCGCCGGCGATGATGGCGTACAGCACGCCAAGACCGGGCAGAATATACTGCACGATCCACTTCATGATGTCGTACGTCTTGTCCGACATGAGCAGCGGGATGATCTCCTGCTGGACGAAATCGGGATCGAAGACCTCATCGGTCGACTCCGGAGGAGTCGGTTCGGTATTCTGATCTGTCATCTCTCCTCCTTTCTTGTTTCAACGATATCGAGCGGAAGCTTGTTGACCTCTTCGGCGACCTTCTTGGCGTAGCCGTTTCCACCCATGGCGCTGTATGGGTAATAGAGGTAGTGATTGAATTCATCGAGGTCATCGAGAGTGATGCGGTTCTGCTCCAGATAATGCTTGCCGACCTCCACGATCTTGGCGTGGGCAAGACCTCGCACCATCTTCTCGATGGCCTCGATGCGTTCGTCCTCCGAATCGTCCTTCTTCTTGCGATTGTTGATGACCGTGGTGACGAACGCCCAGAGTCCAGATGAAGCGAACACTGAGCATACGACGGTGACGATCGTCTGGACCCATGGGTTCATATCGATTCAGTCACCTCCGCATCAAACGGTCAACGTGGTCGACCACTTGGTGAGACTCTCCTTGATGCGCTTGCGTTGCTCTGGAGTGGCGTCCCTCCACATGGTCTCGACGTCCATCTTGAGGTGGTTGAGCTGCTCGTCCGGGGTCATGGTCGTCATGTCGCCATGCTGGAGCGTACCGCCATCGGAGCCCATGTCACCGCCCCAGTCGCGACGTTCGTTGCCGGGATATCGGCGGCCCACCGTGTTCCCGCGACGAAAACGACCGGACGACGTGCGATTGCGGTTCGGCATGTCGTCATGCTCGATCCATTCCTCGTCATCGTCTTCGTCCTCGTCGCGGTCTTCTCGATCGTCGCCTTCCTTCATGGCCTTGACGACGGTCTTGTAGTAGCAGGCCTCCCAGCAACACTTCTCCGCTTCGGCCAGGTGATGGATCATGTTGATCATCATGTCCATGCCCTGGACGTCCTGGATGGTGCTGCGTTCGACGTCGAGATCGTCCATCTTCCCGCGGACCTTGCGCATGAGGGAGTCCTTCATGTCGCAGATGCCGTCGAGATCCTTAGTCATATGCGTCATGGCAGCCTCCTTATGCGATCCTGCGAGCGGTGAATGCCGCGTTCGCGTCGATGGTCACTGGTTCGGTTCCGGTGTTGGTCACGGACAGTGTGACGTCCTCGCCTGGGCACACCTTAAGATATGTCCGGGCTGCGAGGTTCTGGTACGAATTGGCGGTGCCGATGGTCTCGATCATCGCAGTCTCGGCCAACGGGGTGCCGTCGATGGTCATCGCCAGCTGGACCTCGGAGACGGGGATCTGGTCGTTCGCCGTGACGATATGACCGACTAGAGGTGGGTTGGCCTGCGTCTGGACCTGCTGGACGGGCAACTGCGCCGTCTGCGGTTGCGTGTACGGCTGCGGGCCCTGCCACGGAGACTGTGGCAGATAGGTCTGGTACGGGTTGTATCCGTAGGTGGGGCCGTTGTATTGAGGCATGGGCATGATGGACTCCTTTCGATATATCCTTTATGTTTATAAAAGAACCATCCTCCGGGCCTCGGGACGGGAAAAGGATAAGAAAACCCGTTGCGGAAGCGCTCGGAGGAATAATGGCACCACCGGTGGAAGCAAGAATATCGTATGGGATACGAATCAGAACGGCACACTGGACTCGGACGGTAAGACCAAGTTAGGATTCTATAACCTAACCAGGTTGGCCATTCGATCCGATGCCTCGATTGTGGCGCGGATACACTCGCAAAATGACCATCTATGGAATTCGAATTCCGGAATCCTCAAGGCCACTTCGATGCAATGGACTCAAATATCCAACATCAAGGAAAGTATCGAAGGGTTTGCGACCATGACTATTCCCGGCATGAACCCTTACGTGGCTGTCTATATGTGGCGACGCACCGCCTAAGCGGTTCTGCGCCAGATGTATACCGCAACGTAGGGATTCATGATGTCGATGGTCTCATCGTAGGTCGTGTTTTCGACATATCCTGTGGTGTTGTTTTCACCTGTTTTGAGGAACCAGGAATGCCACAGAAGCTCGGATGGGGTGTTCGGCTTATCCTTGACTCGTCGTCCGAGCTTGATCTTCTGTATCGTGTCCCCGTTAAGCATAGTCAATGCCGTATTCGTCTTGGGGTCCGACGTCGTGCCTTCCCTACCTAACGGCATCCAATGACGATGCGTATTAGTCTTCTCCCCACCGGTGG